CGACCAGTACGACGACCTCATCTTCAAGCAATTGGACGGCGCCAAGCTGCTGGGCAACCCCATCCCGGCGTTTGTTGGGATGGAGGATATCAACCAGGTCATCGACAACAACAAGACAGCGGAGGACGATACCTACACCGACAAGGACGGCAACACAGAGACGCGCGTCCGGTTGATGATTGACCAGACTAGTATCGTCCTGGTAGGCGCGGGTGGGGATTTCAAGTTCGTTGGTCCAGCGGTCGGCTTCACCGAGGACACCAAGACGGCGCTCAAGTCCTTGTTCCTGCTGCTGCTCGATCACACCGGCATCCCCGAGTTCATCTGGGGTGGGGAGATTTCAAGTGGCCGCTCCTCGACCGAAGTCCAGATGGACCAGTGGGTGCGCGACATCACGGGCCGGCAGGTAGACAACGAGGACTGGCTGCGCGAGCTGGTCGAGATATGGCTGGCGACGGCAGCGCTCACCGACGCGCGACTGGTAATGGACGACCTTGCGGTGAGTTGGCCCGAGGTCATTCCGCAAGCGGTGGAGCTGCTGCTGCAGCAGCTACAGTTTGCAAAGGACAATTCGCTCATCACGGACAAGACGGCGCTCTCGCTGCTCGACATCGTGCCCGACCCGGAGAAGGAAGTGGAGGATGCAACCGCCGAGGCAGATGCGCGGCGCGAAAAGATGTTCCCGGAGGGAACGACGATCGGCTTTCAGCAGGGCATAGGAGAAGCACAGCGGCAGGAAGAGGCCGCAGGGGAGCAATCAGACAATGGCTAGAGTGATCATCAACGATAGCGGCGAGCAGGAACTGTTTACCGATGCCAACCCCGGCGTGGTCGAGCTGGCGGCAGGGGCGGCAGTCATTGGTACTGTCACGCTTGGAGCGGGCACAGCGGCGATCGGCACGGTTGACGCCAATCTGCAGGTAGGCGATGTGGATGCCAGCACAGCGAACCCGGTACCGACCAGCGGCTGTTTGGACCTGATCGAGGTCACACTGTCACTCAGCACAGATGCCTATGCCAGCGGCGATGTGCTGGCTACAGCGTGCAAGTTCCCTGACACATTCTCGGTCATCGTGACGCACTTTGGCCCCAGCGATTACGGGTATGACAACCCTGATGGTTGGTGGTACAACAACGACGGATCGGATACGGCAGAGATTCAGGCCAGAGTTGGGGGCACGCCTGCAGCCGTGCCTAATAATTATCGAGCACGGAACGCAGTGGAGGCCATCGCGCACAATTACACGGGAGGGCACCTATACCTGTTCCACGATGATGCGGATACTAGGATTCCCATTGTCCACAGTCAGCGCATCGGTGCCGCGATCTTGCCTGAGGGTCTTGGCAACTATACCGAGGACTATACTGACGCCCTAGACGATCCGCGTTGGACGCATGGGTATCCAACAGATGGATCGGATCTCGTCGAGACAGAACCCATCTGGGTACCGACAGTGTGGAGTCAGACCGCATGGATCGTGCCCGCCAGCGGGACAGTGTGCGTCATTGGCTACATCGTCACCAAGCGCTTCGAGATTTGGCTGGGCACGACGACGAGAGGTGGGGTGGGCGGGGGATTGGATGAAGTAGCAACCGTGGTCTATGACACGACAATTGACACCTACACTGTCACGCCGCTGACAGGTGCGTGCGATGTCTATGTGTGGCAGGCAGATGGCAAGACAGGTACGGCAGTCGGGATCGTGGTTGAGACAGAGATCATAGTTACCTAGTTCACCTAATCAGACATGTTTGGATGAGTGAGAGGGCAGTGGAGAGAGCAGAGATCGAGCTGATGTGGCGCTGGTGATGGGCCTGGATAGGGCCCTGCGTCACGAGCCGCCCAAGAGGAGCGTCTACGAGACGCGCGGGCTGGAGATGGTGTAGATGGCGAATCATGCCGCACTGATACGACAAGAGAATAGCGGACTATCCATCGCGCAGCGCGGTCGTCGCTTCATCGAGTTCGATCTGGGCAACGGTCAGCGGCGGTTCGTCTCCACTATCGAGCCACTGCACATCCGCAACTCTGAGACAGAGATCGACACGACATGGCTCGCGGATACCGGAGCGTGGCAGTGGAAGCTGGCGCAGGCCGACTTCCAGGCGCACGCCCGCAGTGTGTTCAACGTCGGAAGCCTGATCGAGTGGCGGCATGAGAGTGGAGAGTGGGTCATCGTTGACCCACAGAGCATCAACTGGATCAACCAGAACAACTCGCGTCAGCAGATCACCATCAAGCAGGCGGTGACGGGCGTTGCCGACGACATGACGCTATCGTTCCCCAATGCCTACGGGTCTGGGCGGCATTTCTCTTACACCGCGCATCCCAGGCGGCTGATCAAGCACATTACTATTGATGCGCTCTCCAATCTGCCCGCACCGACCGTGACGGGCACGATTCACTTCGAGGCCGAGTGGACGATCGCCAATTCCTCTGGCATCGAGCTGTACCTGGACGGGGTGCGCTGGGCCAGGTCAAACAATGTCCGCGTCCGCACCGCCAACCGCATCGAGTTCAAGGCGAGCGCCGATGCGGAGGCGCTATGGTACGCCGACGCGCCCGTGGCGACTGATGCCAATGGCGAGACAACAGGTGCGGAGTACGAGGTACGGCGGCAGGGCGGCACCTACTTTATCACCGTTCGCGTGCCGAGAGAATGGCTCCTGAGCGCGGTCTACCCCGTTATGATAGACCCGACGTTCACCGATGGCTACGGCGGGGATGTCACTACGGCGAAGGACACATCAGTTGCTGCAGGTGGTGCTGCGGCGAATAACTACGGGGCAAGTGATGCCCTGTTCGTCCGTAATGGCACACAATACAAGGCGCTGCTAGAGTTCGACTTATCCTCCATACCATCCGATGCAACGTGTGACAGCGCAACGCTGTACACGTATAAATACACCACCGCAGCCGCGGGCGCAGTTACGGTTACTGTCTACAGTATTGCAAGTGGCAATGATAGCTGGCCAGAAGGCAACAAGGCGGGAGCCGCGGGTGGTGCGGGGGACTGTTGCTGGAGCTATTACGATCAAGACCCTGGCAGCGAGGTATCTTGGGCGGGCAGCGCGGGACTCTCAACCAGCGGCACCGACTATGAAGTCAGCTCGATTGGCAGTTTCGACTACGATCAGGAAGATGCAGAGGGGACTGAAAACACATCAGCGCTGACTGCGGCCCGTGTGGAAGGGTGGTTTGGATTTCCGAATACCAACTATGGCATCCTGATGTGGGGGCCTGCGGGCCACACGACGGGAAGTGCCCGCTGTGCCTCCGACCACGCCACGACAGGCTACCGTCCCAAGCTGGTGGTGGAGTACACGCCGATCGGCGGGCCAACGTACACGCTGACCGCCGAGCAGGGCGCGCTCTCGCTCGCAGGCCAGACTGCGGCGCTGCTGGCGGCGCGCGTGCTGGGCGCGGATGCGGGTAGCCTGTCGCTGGGCGGCCAGAGCGCGAGCCTGCTGGCGGGCCGCCTACTGACCGCGGCACAGGGCACACTGGGATTCTCGGGCCAAACCGCGAGCCTGCTTGCCAGTCGGCTCCTGGCAGCGGCGCAGGGCACGGTGTCGTTCGCAGGGCAAGCCGCATCGCTGTTGGCGGGACGCAAACTCAGTGCGGACGCGGGCGCAATCTCGCTCACAGGCCAGGACGCGACGCTGCTTGTGGCACGGCTGCTTGAGGCGGCGGCGGGCACCATCTCGCTCACTGGCATCGACGCGACGCTGACCTACACACCCATCGGCGGCCCGACCTACACGCTGATAGCGGAGACTGGCACGCTGTCCATGTCGGGGCAAGCAGCGGCGCTGTTGGCGGCGCGGTTGTTGACCGGCGAGGCGGGTGTGATTTCGCTCACCGGGCAGGATGCCGCCGTGCTGCGTGGCTTTCTACTCAGCGCCGAGGCGGGCGCGATCAGCGTAGCGGGCCAAGACGCGGGGCTGACGCTGGCGCGGCTACTGACCGCAGAGAGCGGCACGCTGACGCTGGCCGGGCAGGCCGTGACGCTTCTATATTCTGGTTCGGTATCCGCAACGCCGGACAGCAGGATTTTCGTTATCGTGGCGGAGGGGCGGGTGTACATCATCGCCGCCGAGAGCAGGACCTACGCGGTCCCAGGCGAGAGCCGCGTGTACGCAATCAACGCATAGGAGACAATCATGGCAACCTTTGTACTCATCAACGACTGGCTAGAAAACCTCGTGGAGAATGCGGACTGTGACAGCGACCAGTTCGCCGTGGCGCTGTCGAATACCGCGCCGGGAGCGGAGGGCACGCCGCCGACGGGCGACGGCGACGGCATCCTGGGCAACGTGACCGAAGTTGCCTATACCTTCTGCTCCGCCCGAGCCATCACCACGGTCAGCAGCAGCCAGACAGGCGGGAGCTATGCGCTCGTCTTGACGGATCTGACGCTGACGGCGAGCGGCGGGACCGTTGGGGCCTTCCGCTACGTGTACATCTACGATGATACTGTCACGGTCCCGGCAGATCCATTGGTGGGCTACTACGATTATGGCAGCTCGATCACGCTCGCAGACGGCGAGACGCTGCTGATTGACTTTGCGGCGGGCGGACTGTTCACGCTGGCATAGGCGGTGGGCTGTGGCAATTGGCAACTGGCCTGAAAAAGACCCATCAGCGGTCCTCGATTACGTTTTCGATTGGGCCCCGCTGACCAATGAACGGACCGATGCGACCAGCGACTGGCTGGCGTCGGGTGAGACGATTTCCAGCAAGACGGTGACTGCCGAGACGGGAATCACGGTCGATTCATCTTCGCTGACAGATTCCAACACGTCGGTCACGGTATGGCTGAGCGGCGGAACGGCGGGGAGCAATTATATCGTCGCCTGCCGGATCGTGACCAGCGCGGGCCGAACAGACGAGCGCAGCAAGCGGATTCTGGTAAGGGAGCGCTAGATGGCCCGCAGCTACCGCAGCCGCCACTTGGCAGTGATGCGCGACAACGAGCGGCGCATGGGCGCGCTGTTCGCCGGACTGGCAGCCTATGCCTCGTCGCAGGTGCTGCGTGCGGCGGATGCGGATGGCATCGTGCCACGGGCGCGGACCTACGAGCTGCAGCGCGACATCGGCGATCACGTGATGCGCCTCTTTGTGGCGCGCGACCGGGCGGGGCAGTTCTCGCCCTACCAGGTGCTGGCAGACGGCACGGTGTTCCCGACGTCGCCCTATATGCGGGCACTGTGGGCCAGCATCGGCGCGGCGATGCGCATCCAGGTCGAGCAGCAGGCGGCGATGATGGACCGCTACCTACCCGGTGACATCAAGTCGCTGCTGCGCGGGGGAATAGCCCGCGAGCAGGGCACGGTGTTCACACCCAACCCGCTGGCGGCCTACGACCCGCCCCACCTGTGGGTGGACCCGGGCGGCTACCGGCTGAGCGACCGTATCTGGAGCACGGCAGGCACGACGCGACGCAAGGTCGATGCGATGCTCGAGGACGGCATACGCAAGGGGCGGGCGAGCCGCGACATGGCGAAAGACCTGGAGCGCTTTCTGGCGCCGGGCCGGCAGCTGGTGCGGACCAAAGCACCCTATGGCACCGATGCCAGCTATGACGCGATGCGGCTGGCGCGCACGGAGATCAGCAGGGCAGCGGCGCAGGCGCACGAGACGGCGGCGCGGGCCAACCCGTTCGTGGAGAAGCTGCGCTGGAAGCTGTCACCACAGCACCCGCGCACCGATATCTGCGACGACTATGCCGACAAGGAGTACGGCTTTGATGAGTTTCCAACGCAGCCGGCGCATCCTCACTGCATGTGCTATCAGGAGAACGTAATGGTGGAGAACCGGCGCGAGATACTGGATAGCTACCGCGACGAGATACGTGCGGCACGACGGGCGGCACAGCCTATCGCCACGCCGCTGCTGGTCGACCAGTTCATCGAGCAGCTGCTCAAGGGCGCCATCGTGACGCGGGTGCTGGGGGCGGTGGCGTGATGGACCCTATCGGTGTGGGCATCATCAGCTTCGACCGCCCGCAATACCTGGGCCAGCTGCTGGCGTCGCTGGAGGCGCAACGCGATGCGCCACCCATCG